AAAGAACGGCGCATTTCGTCTGCCTTGCTGGGCGGCGCATCAACTACCTTGTTGGCAATTATGCCTAGCTTGTTGAATATCTCGGCCCGCAAATGTTCGGGGCAAGGTACGCCCTCATCTTCGGGCTGCTCAGGCAAAATCACCTTGGGCCATTCGGCAAGCGGCATTATTTCAACTTCCCCCCGAAGGTCATCGCCGGGCATAATAATCGTTTCCCACTTTTTGAACCGGGACATTAACCGTGCATCTGGCTGGCCATCTGTCCCGAACCTTGCCAAAATTTGGGACAAGGTATTATTTGAAATTATGCCTGTGATAAACTTGCTATCCATTCGGCTTTCGATAATATCGTACAAGATTGTATTCTGCCGACCAAACGCCCCGACCGCTTCATCAGCCCCAACGTCATCAAGTATCAAATGCCCGTACTTCGTTTTGTGAATGAAAGACAAAATAAATTCATCAGGGTTTTTCATGGCCGCATACTCCCGAAATAAATGCCGCATGTTGTAGTAGGTGAACTGCTTTTCGGGTTGGGCTGCTAAGAATAGCCGGGTGTAGATTGTTTTGCCTGTGCCCGTATCGCCAGTCAAGAAAAACGATTTGTCGCTATCAAACGCCGTGCAAAGTTTGCGAATTGCCGCGGCCCGTTCTTTGGTCAAAACCATTTTGTTAGGGCTAAATACGATGTTGGCCAGTTCGATTGCCCGGCGGTCAAGGGTTGTTTCGGTTAGTGTGTAGGTTTTCATTGTGCTAAGGTATTAAAAATTAAAACGGCATATCACTTGAAGGTTTGGCTAGGGCTTCTAAACGCTTTGCGCTTCGTTCTGCTGCGGCTATCGTTGCCGGGTCTAGCCAAGGCTTGCCTGCTGGTAAACTTGTTGATGTCCCTTTGGCTTGCTTTTCTTTTCGGCCATATACTTGCGCCCAATTCTTTTCGGCTGCGCTCATAATCGCCGTATACATTTCGGCAACCGTATGCCCGGCAATTTCTTTTTTTGAAATCTCCATACTTTGCTTGGTAATGACCTTTTTTCTTTTAAGCCACATCATCGTTACTTCACGAAGGTTCGCATCGGTTTTGAAATCACCTAACAAATCATCACAAAAATTTTCACGGGTGTATGTGCCTTTACTCTCTTTCTTATCTTCTCTTATATCTTCTCTTATTCTACTCTTCTCTTCTCTTCTCTTCTCTATTGAACATTCGTTGAACGTTTGTTGAACATTTGGTGCAACCTTGTTAAACCTACGTTCAGCAGAAGCCTTACCAGCGTTTGACATTTTTTCGCGCTTTTCTTTGCCTTCACTAAACTGAATATCAAGAAATTTGATGCAAATCCCATCATCATAAACCTCAACCATCTTCAAGGCAATTAGCTTTTCAAGGTAGCCATCGGCTTCAAGTTCGGCATGCTCATACGTCATAACGCATTCGGCGTTCCAGTAGATGCAGCAAAGCCTTAAAAACGCCACTTGCACCTCGCAAGATTGCCGGGATATTCTGCCCATCATCCAGTCGGCTGGGCTAAATTTAAACCAAGGTAGTTGTTTCATAGGTAATCGTATTTGTAAATTGCACCGCCAACGCTGGCTATGTTTTTAAAAGAAAAGGCAATAAGTTCTGTGCCGTCAAAATTCTTTCTTGGGCCTGTATATTTGCCATTATTGTAAAGCGTTCTAATCGCCTCAACATCGGCAATCCTAACCTTTACAAGGTCGGTTTCATCTTCATTCATGTACGAATAAAAATAAACCTGTGCCATGCCCTCCATTATTTTATCAATTTCGGTTTTGCCCCCGAATTTCGATTTACTTCGTATGGTCAAATCGGCAAATTTAGTGTACTTGTATTTGCGAATCCTGATTGAAACGGTGAAGTTCATACCAAATACCATATCATAGCTGAACCTACAATCCTCCTCCTCGGTTGCTTTTCTAAATTCAACAAAATTGCCATATAGCTTTGGCAATGCCTTTACAATATGCGACTCAATCTGTTCCGCAAATTTGTATTCAAGTTCGGTAAACTTATTCATTGATGAAATTGTTTGCAATATTAAACATTTCTGCATCCAATTCAATACCCAAGCATTTAGCGTTAATTTCTTTGCATGCTTTTATGGTTGAACCCGAACCCATGAACGGGTCTACAACAAAGTCCCCATTCCTATAACTTACTTCCAATAGCATTTTTAGGAGTTCGGTAGGCTTTTGCGTTGGGTGCACCATTTTGGTTGTGTGAATCCTTGGTACAAATAGCAAATTGCCCCTTCTTGTGTTTACAAGTTTCTTTCCCTTTACGCAAAAAATAACTATTTCGGTTTGGTTTCCCCAGTCATTCTCAAGGTCGCCACTTCCCTTATTGCCTTTGTCCCATACAATAGGGGTTTTAATCGTAAAATACTTTGAAATTATGGCCTCAAAAGAAGAAAATACTGCCCAACTGCAAAAAAAGTAAAGGTGTGAATTTTCGGCTGCTTTTCGGCTTAATATTTTGCAAGTTTTATCAAGCAATTCAAAGGCCTCGTCTTTGCCATCATTAAGCAACCCCCTTTTGGTTATGGTTTCATCATACATTGAACGGTTTGAAACGTAAGAAATGCCGTACGGAGGATCCGTTAAAACAATATCAATGCAACCGTCCTCAAGGCTTTCAAGTATTTGAAGCGAATCCCCGTTTTTTATGTTTTCACTAATTTCAATTTGAACCTTTTGCTGCTGTATTTTTTCAAGCATTTCGGCCTTTTTCTCTTCCTTCCTGATATCTTGGTAAACTTGGTTAATGCTTACCTCCCCTGTTGAAAGTTTGGCCTTTACATCTTCGCTTGCCTTAGCTTCAATAACCTCTACTTTAGCAATGGTGTCGTGTGAAACATTGGCAACCTTGGCAAGTTCTTTGGCGGTGTTAACTGGTTCAAGATTCGACTTTTCAGATTTCTGAAAAGTGGTTTTTCTTTCTAATTCTTTTTCTTTAGCTTTATCACTAAACACTTTTTTTAGTTCTAAAGCAAGTACCGACCTTTGGTAATTGCTTAAATTTCGCCTACCAAATTGGTTGCGAATCATCCATTCTTTGCAGTCCTCCATCGAAGCAAAGGCCATTTCCTTAACCTTAAACGGCAAGTCATACATTTGCGCCAGTTCGTATCGGTTGTGGCCATCTACGATTGTGCCTTGCCATGTAATGATTGGCTCCCGAATACCTTCTTGGCATACGTTGGCTTCAAGTTGCGCAAACTCCTCACTTGTTAATGGTGGGATTAACGCTTTCAGTTCAGGGTTAATGCTTAAATTTTGCATAGGTTTTTAATAAAAAAGCCATTTGGTCGGGGGCGGTAAAAGAAGTTAGAACTTGGCTAAGGTGGGCCTCATCTTCTACGCTACCCCCGAACAAACGGCTCGGTTAAATTTGGTTTTTACCTTTCATGGGCGTTCTAATGCCTTCACAAATATACAAATTGTTTTCAAATATCGCACCATTCAGCGCCTACTTTGATGGCCGAAACCATTCTCAGCATGTACTCAAACGCATCGTGAAACGGCATCGCATTAGCGTTGGCAACCACTTCGTTAACCATGCCTTCAATTGCCAGCCAGCGGCCATCGTTCATGTACCCGGCGGTCCATTTTTTGTTGCTATACATCAGCATGAAGTCGCTGTCGCTTAGAAACGAATACCAAGCCACATCTTGCTGCGGTTCGCCGCCGAAATTGCTTAATTCAAGGATGTACCCATCATCCGAAGGTGTTGAAAGCGGCCACATATTTTCGCCGATTACGGTTGTGCCGTTTCTTATCCCTCGTTCGTGCCGTTCGATGTCTGCCCCGTACGGGTAGCTTTTAATAGCGTAGTCAAAGGCTACAATAGCAACGTGGTCAGGGTAGCTTGAATTAAGGTCAACAAGCCCCTTGCCGTTCATTTGCATGGCCATCATTACTTGCATCTTTTCTTGGTTGTAAGCTATGCCGATTTCGATTAGTGATTTTTGTGTGTTCATGGTGTTTTGTATTAAAGGTTAAAGGTTAGTAGGTTTTGCCCAGTCAATCCGGTAGCTTGAATTGTTGTGCCGTTCGACTTCAAAGCCGTTGGTTCGCAGCTTTTGAACATCTTCATCAGCAATCGGGTTAAATACCCAGCAGTACATTTCGCCCTGCTTGGCTTTGTCAAGGCAGATAGCTTCGATTTCGGCCATAGTGATTCTTGGCTTGCTGGTTGCCAAGTTGTAAAGGTGGTTTGCGTAAATCATGGTGTTTGTGTTTTTGTGTACTGCAATAGTAAAAAGAATATCAATACGAAAATCAGCGTTAACACTTTTTAACACTTGGGCATAAAAAAAAGCCCCAACCAAAAGGCCGGGGCGATTCTACACCTAACACACTATCTTAGAATGGCAAGGCATCGCCATCGGTTGCCACCTCAGGCAAACGGCCTCCGCCAGTTTCTGTACGCAGGCCTCCAAGCAGTTCAACTTGATTAACCAGCACCTTGATGTCGGACCCAATCTTGTCGTTGCCTTCTTTGTCCTTGTAAACGTCCAGCACCTCCGGCAGGCTTGCCATCTTTGCCGAAAAGGGTACAGCGAAACCATTGGGTTTCTTCGCCTTTGCCAACCGCTACCGAAAATGTAGTGATGTCTTTGTTTTTGCCGACCAGTTCAGCATCTTTGCCGATACGGCCAATCAATTGTAATTGTAACATGGTTTATTTGGTTTTGGATTGTTTCTTTTTTTCTATCAACTTTGCGACAATGTGCTGTCCAATGTCGGACCCGTTCATTTTGAACCACGAAATTACGTGTTTAAGGTCAGCGGCCCGGTTGGCGCACGTGCCGATTATTAATTCGGCTGGCTGTTCACCCTGCTTGATGCCGATGCTTATGGTGGCAATATCTTTTTCGATATGCGACCTGATTAAGACAGTTGCGTCGATGTAGACAGGCTTGATTGCCATGCCATAACTCCCATCTTTGATATGCTCAAAGCCTAGCTGTTCTAATTGTTCTTTTCTCATGGTTTTGTGTGTTTAGTTGTAATTAATTGGTGTGAAGGTATAGCTATTTTTATTCATTTCCAATTCTTGCATTACCATTTTGATATGCTCGCAAAAGTCAATACAGCGCATGTAGTACGTAGGGTCGGCTAAGATTGAATCCTGCACATATTTGATGCTGTGCATAACGGTTGCGTGGTCGCAGTTCAGCATCTTGCCGATTGCTTGCAAACTCATCGAAGTAGCGCAGCGAAGCCCGAACCTAAACGCATGTTTAAATTGTTGAATTTCGCCAAACCTTCTCTTGCTGTATGCGGCCTCAAAGGGTACGCCCCAATAATCGGCGGCGGCTTTGATTACATATCGCTGATGTTCAGTTTTCAAGTGCATCTTGAAGAATTCATCGTTTCGGCTGTTGATGATGCGGTCGATTTCAACCCGGATTTCAAATAGCCTATTGTTGCTTTGGTTTAGCAGGTAGCGTTCAATTTGTCTGTCTGTCATTGTAATTGTGGTAAAAGTTCAACTTCGATAATGTTGCGGCACATTTGTACTCGTTCGCAAATAGCCTGAATGGTTGCCTCATCATAGTAAATTTCAAACACCTTTAGCCGATATTTGGCTGGGATATTTGTCAAGTCTAGCTGAATGCCTCCAAGCTCTTCTGGGGTTGGCATTAGCACGTACACTAGCTGTGCCCGTTTAAGCCCCAACAGGTGCATGTAGCCTTGCAATTGATACCAATATCCTTTCGGTGGGTTGCGTTCCCACATTGGGAAAGTGAAAACGTCCCAAGGGCATTTAATATCCACAACGGTGTTGCCATGAATAACGTCAGGCGTCCCGGTCAAGAATTCGTTTTCAAAGAATGTTTCGTTCTTTTCGGGCATGAACCAATTCAGGTGTTGCCCGGCGAATTCAATGGCTGCATCTTCGACCAGTCGACCCTTCTCCATTGGGCGGCTATCAATCTGCTTGCGCACCCCGTAGATTTGTTCGACAATCCAATCTTGCAGGTACGAATAGCAGGTAGCCCCGGCGGTGTCTTTACCCCTGCCATTGGCCATAATTTGACCAATGGCAGAACATCTGATTTTGAAATCTTGCATTACTTCAATTGTTTGGTGTAAATGTCGATTGCTTTTTTCACCGTGGCTTCGTCTTTCGCCCAAGATTTTACGTAGATGCAATCGGGGTCGTTAAAGGGGTTTGCCTTTTCTTTGCTAACCTCAGGCAGTTGTTGGCTGATGTCGAACAAGGTGTTAACCAGTTCTTGCTGCGGATCGGGCAAGGTTAGAAAATCAATCACTACGGGTGCAACCGTTTGCGCCTGCGCCTTTTGCTGGCCGATGGCATTTGCTACTTCATCTGCGGTAGCGAATTCAGTACCGCCAAGGCCAAAGGCTGCCAAAGCCCTGCCGATTGCCGATGTTTCGGCGTTTTCAAGGGCAGAAGTTTTGTTGATGCTGGAAGATTTGCGATATTCTTCGGCGTGCCCAGTTGCTACTAACCGCCCTTCGGGGTTGAAGATGCTGGCTTTCATCACTACGCATTCTTCATCACGTGTCAGCACCTCAGTTGTTAATGAATGGTCAGGGCATGCCGCCTTGAACTTTTGCACACGCAGGGCCACTGTTTCGTACTCCCTGCCGTGAATGTTTACTTTACCGTTGTTTTTGTTCATGGGTTTTGCTTGTAAAAGGTGATTAAATTAGAAAGAACGATGTTTGCTTGTCGCATAACCATTTCGTGCGGCACTAGCGGCGGCTGCGCTTTAAAGGTTGCAAACAGTATCGGCCTACCTTTGTCTGGCTTGCCGATGATTTGGATTTTGTTGCCGCCAACCAGCGGCGATTCGATTAGGGTGATTTTCATGGCTTTATGTGTATTTGGTTTTGGTTACTAAATTGTTCAGGCAAATTGCTTTTTACCTTTTGCCAATAGCTGGCGGTGTTTGCTTTAACGTGGCCGCTTGGGCCGCCGTTCCACTTTCGCGCGATTACCTCGGCATTGGTGTATCCTTTTTTGGCAACCCAAAGGTGCAGGGCTTTCATTGATTTGCCGCAGTCCCACCTGTCGGCAAGTTCAAAGCTGATGCCGATGCGGTTAAATTCGGCAACCATTATCGGGCGAATTTGCAAGCAACCGCAAGCATCTTCGCGTTTGTTGTGGGCAAGGTCGTTGCCGCCGCTTTCGACCATTATCATAGCCGCTATTAGTTTGACTAGTATCATACTGTGTTATTTTGTACTGCAAACCTAATACTTATTTGAACACGAAATTAACAGCAAGTGTTAAAAAGTGTTAAAACAAAAAAGCCCCGATGTGGGGCTTCGTAGTATTATAATAAGGTCAAACCTGACAAATGCGATATAAGGGCTTATTCTTTGATTTTCGATACAATCCCCTTACCCTTGCGAATAATGTCGTATAACCGCCTTAAAAGCGTTGTACCTGTCATTTTCTCGATATTCTCGTCTATGCTTTTAAACTCGATACCGATTAACGCCACCCCAACCGCCTTGGTTAGCACAAAAGAAGTGTTAACGAATTCGCCAAGAAGGTCGCCAACAATGAAAACGTCCATAACAAAGAAGGTCAATACTACGCTTTGATACATTACCATCTTCCAAACAACCCGGCTCAGTTTCTTGCTTTCGATTTTCTCCCCCGATTTATGGGCGGCCATAACTCCAAGCAAAGTGTCAAGGCTAATAAATGCGCCAACGGCCACCATGATGCCAGCAACTGGTGCAAAAAATGCAAGTATTGACGCTGAAATGTATGCAAAGGTAGATTTCATCTTACGGGATATTTACACGATTAACCACCATTGGGGTGCAGGT